GGGCGAACCTGTTGGGGTTTCAACCCCAACTATTGGCACCCACTGTTGCCGGTAACCCGAAGTCCCACCTCGCGGTGAGACCCCGGAGCTTTCCAGTCCATACAGTGCACAAGCGAACACGACCTCATCTTTCCAGAAATCCCAAGGGATAGTTCTGGGGATGGGCACCCAAGCTTTGACACTTGGGCTGCCGTGATATTTGGACTTCACAGTCCAATATTCGCGGTCGTCGTGTATAACGAGGTCCCCTAAAGTCTCAGGGCCTCGAAGCCGGCGGATATCACTAGGTAAAGCATCCAAAGTGCGCATCCAAGCGCGCCGATAAATGCTCCAACGAAAATCACTGCGAGGGTCTGATAGACCCAAGCGGCGAATCCCGTTAGCCAGTGCGATCCATTTTGCGGGTTCATCTGGTGTTTCCTTTAGATAGTGGGCCCTCACGGGTGTACCATCGAAGTAATCACCCCCGCAGCTCTCTCGGAATGGACCTTGCAAAAAGGTCTTCTTCGGATTGGGAGTCATCCCAAACCACTTCAAGAGAGTCAGCATGGTGGTAGCTGCCTGTGAAGGCAGGATGATGTCGTCTCCGTACACGAAGAGATTCACCCCAGGTTGGGGTTTCACTCCAGCCAGGTGACACGCTTCCATTCCTATTACTAGGAAGATCAGCGTCTCAAGCTCGAACGTGTATCCGTTTCCCATAGAGGAAAACTTCTGGAGACTATACCACCTATCCGATCCGCCCTTCCCGAAGAACCTTTTGGGAACTTGGGTGCAGTAGGACCGGCACGAGTCAAGAAGGCTGAACCACATCCTGGGAAGGAGCAGTTCAACCGCAGCTCTTGAAATCGTATCGCTTGCATTGCTGAGATCAATTGTAGCCATAGCACCAGTGCGACTGGCTTCGCAGGCGACCTGCCTGTGACGTTCTTGGTTTTGTGTTAAGTCGATGTTAGCATATCGGAGTAGGCGGTCACGCAAGTGACTACCGATTCCAAGCTGCATAAAGACGTTCACACTAGCCTCGATCGCTATAGCTCGGTCCTTCAGAGCGTCCTTGGGGACAGATGTGAATCTATTCCCGCGGACCTCCTCTGGACGCGATTGATCCGGCTTTGACGCTAGGAGGGCGCGAGCCCATGCTGTACGCTCCCAAAGCGGGAGAAGACTCGTACAGCCCTTCGTCATGGTAGGCCGATTTTCGATTTTATCTGGTACCGTTGTCAGTGGACCAGTGTCACGGAACGTGGCGCCGGGCCCGAAACGGACATTCCCGAGTTCATCGGGAATAACACCGACGCACTCACGCACCCATCTTTGCATCCGTTCGAGAGATTCGAACAGACGTAAGTCATCAGGGTCCTCGAAAGGACCTCCGTTGACGTATGGGCGCAATCGCGCGTTGGTGGCCGCACAGGCCTCCTCTCCAGCTAAAAAGCTGGTGAAGGCTACACCAGCCTTATCTATCCCTTCGATTTCGAAGTCACCAAATTTCCGGAGAAATTCGACAACAACATTATCTAAGAAATAGACATCGGCATTTGTGTAAGCCGCCGGGTCAATTCTCATCCCGAGAAGTTGACCGTAATCACGTTTCTTCACCAAGTCTAATACCTGGTGAGCCACCTGACTGTCCGTATCCTCGCAAAGTGCTTGGATAACTCTCTCCAATTGCTGGGGAAGAGCCGTCATGTGAGGGACCCTCGCGATTTAGGTCGGCGCGAAGCCGGCTTTGATCGACGCCTGAATCAGCGCGGAGCTGACCAGGTTCGAGAGTTGCGCTACCGCTTCGTTCACTACGGAGTCCGGCACTTCTACCGGAACCGTAAACTGACCGTTAAACGGGATGCGCGCCTTCACTGACGTGATGCTCGTGGTGGAATCCGTCACCGTGAACGGATACTGACCAGAGTATGAGACGCGTCGGGCGGTCCGAGGACCGTTCCATTGCGAATCAATCTGGAAAGTCGGACGCAGTCCGGCTGCGGCGCCGGCGGTCTCAGACCGCCATTGCGCAGCGACTTTGTCGCCACTCGAGGGAGTTAGGGCCGTGAACGTAATGTTCGTCGTGCCATCGGCTTTCTTGACAACGATATCTGCCATTTGAGGCATGGTTGATCTCCATCCTGGATAAGCCAGGGCTATTTCTTTAACGAAAGGAACTGCTGAAGAAGCAAGGCAATCGCCGTCGCTCCTCTTGCAGGGCTAAACCCTTTAAAGGGCGGGACCGCTAATCGGACAGGGGGAATCCCCAAGTCACGAGTCACGGAACACGCGTTCTGCTTGGCCGTCGAGACGACGCTAGGCTGCGTGTATGTGTGAAGTAGGTCCTCCACCGTACGTGTAGTTGTGGTAAACGGATAGTTCAGCTTGTAGCCGAGCAAATCCGTCCAAGAGTCCAAAAAGGACCCAACATTGGTAAACCAATCCACAACGAAGCTGAAGGGTATCAGCTCCCACGCAACAGAAGCCGGGTTGACAAGACCCAACTGTGTAGCAAGCGCGAGATTGGGATTAGACACGTAACAATCTGCACCGATCAACACTCTGCAGCGGTAAAGACCCTGGTAGAGATGCTGATATGGGTTACGATTGCCGTAGTCAATCACCTCAGTATATCGGCCACTAGCCCTCACCTTTAGGGGTGGAGGGTTCGAAGCAAGCACCTTTACGGCGCTGTCGATATCCTGAACCAGTGGAGCCCACCCAAAGTGGTACTCCAACCAGACGCTTGAAACATCAGACGCATTAGCTCTCTTGACACGACTTTCCAGTTCGCGCTTTTGGCGCTGCTGTTGGTCGTTAAGGAGAACACCGCGTCGAGGTTGCCCCCTCTTACCACCGCTTCGAACATCAATATCAAGTTGTAGAGCCCGGTTAAGGGACCTAACATCTCGGTTCTTAATGGCCTTGACGGCTTGAAGGAGCTGACCTGCTCTATAAGCAATCATTTTATTCGATTGCTCCCACTCTGCTGCAGTGACTGCTAGAGCTGCAGATTGCGAATCGCGGACCTTCCCAACGAACTTACTCCTAGCGCTGTTAAACGCTAGGACGTCGTTTGGAACGCCATTCACTACCACTCCGTAAGCCCAGCAACTCCCGGCGTCGTCTACGGCCCAACTCCCCCCGGTTAGGGGTTGAGTTTGGGCGAGCGTCATACGGTAGGGGTTCGGTGCTATACGTGCTTTCGTGCGGCTACGATACCAAGTTGAGACTCTGTAGTACTGCCTCGCCGCTCCGTAAGGAGGTGGGTAAGGCACAGAGTCGGTCCTTGAGTAGGGCCCGCGACCATAGGACGTGAGTATTCGGTGATCCTCGAGCATCGTGTAGCGTGTTTCAAACGCACGTTCAGCCTTCGGTTGCACTTTGTCTCGCAAGTCCCGGAGCTTGCGCTCCTCATCCGTCAGGGGAATTTTCGTGTAACGGGCACGTGGAACGAAGGGCCTAGGCTCTCGTCTCATAGTGCCCCCTTTGAGGGTAGTTCGATCACATAGAGTTCATAGAAGTGGTCAGGAGGAGTTTTATTGTCCTCTTGATACTCCCATTTACTCTGGGTAGCGATCGCCCCAAAGGCCGCCTTAACTAGGTAGTTAAGGTCCTCTGCCGAGTCAGGGTCATCAGTCACGATGATTACCTGAGAATGCCAGCCTCTCCGACACCTACACGACCGGAGGTCACACGACACATCGCGTCCTTCATACGACATCGTCCCTGCGCGGATGCGCAGTTCACCGCACTCTTTGCAGAGTTCGATGGTGATGATCTCGATCATGAAGGATGTGTCTATGTACATGTGAAACTCCTTAGTGAGGTTAAGGAAGG